TCTCTTATTTTTATAAGAGTAATATTTTCAATCAGGAAAAATAAAATAATCCTGATTATGTATTTGTTCGCATAATTGATTTTAGTGCTTTTCTGTGTATGCTTGTGCTCCCTGCCCGGGAACAATTTTTCCCATAAAGTTTTTTTAGCCACCATTTTTACCACCACCATTTTTAGGAGGGAAGTACCTGTCTATTAACCTGTCCAGTATGGTAGGCATCTTGACAATAGCCAACTCGGACAAAGGCTCAATCAGAAACCCGATTCCAAATATTATGAACATTATGGCGACATCAAGTTTTAAAATTTTTGGGAACATGATCATGAGAAAAATATAAAGGGCATCCGCCAATGCCCCGTTTAAAAGCCGTACCCAGAACGGCTTAATATCGATTTTATTGTTTGCCCGGAACGTGATATTCCCTAAAAATCCGAGCAGTACGCCATATGAGATCATAACTACCTCCTTCGCCGTTTCAGTATCCAAACCAAAAAACATAAATAACTCCTTTCTTCCTCCCTAGAGTGCGGCAGGATTTTCCTTCTTTTCAATGTTAAAAATGTCCTGCAACATCACTCTTAAGTCGCATTTCTTTTTAGCCTCTTCCAGTGCTATCGTCAATGCCTCTTCTCCTATCTCCTCAATAAAGTTCGGTATGAGTGGTCTGTCGTTTGCCTTTTCCTTTTCCAGCAATTCTTCCAGCTTATCCCAGAAACCGTTGTAAACTTCTCTGAATTTTTCGATTCCAGCTTTCCCTTTGCTTAAGATTTCAGTCCTGTAAATCAATGTTTTTGCCAGTTCTATAATTTTTCCCGTAATGTAAATTTTTGCTGCCATTCTATCCATTTAAATCATCTCCTTAAAATTATTTTTTTTATACAAGTTCGTAATGTGGTGTATCATATAAAGTTTTCCATTCTCCACCCCATACTATTTCCAGTCCCATGTCTTCTGCTACTGCTTTGATATGCTTTGATATTTCAACAAGCTTTTTATTGTCAAACATTTCTGCATCAGTAGTGCATTTTACGTAGTTACCGTTCTGATCGTATTGCCCGCAAACCGCTATATCCACTGCATGGCCATAACCATCGGCTTTTGCCTGATGATTAGATTTCCTATTATAGCCGTCCAATTTTGTAACTATCTTACCGGGCTTAGTTCTTCCTTGCTGATATAAACTATTTTGATATTCAGCAGTTCTCAGCCCCTGTACAATTTTAAAGTCGTATGGGCTGTCGCTTATTGCTTTTTTCATGAGTTCAATCAGTTTCGGATGTACTCCCTTCATTTTTTCGATGCTTGCTTCCGAGAGTGCATATTTTTTCTTTGTAGCATTATCACCTTCTAACGTTTCAGTAGTCAAAATTATTGTTGATCCTTCCACTTTCACATCAGTCACCTTTAACTCCCTCCCTTCATGTAAAAACTCTGTTCCTTTCAAATTTCCTATTTCCATTTACATCACCTTTTCCTTTATTAATTCCATAAATTTCAAATACTTAAACAGCTTTACTGGACTGAAATCACTAGCTTTTAGTGTCTTAAGATTGTATGTCAAGCTTTCGCCTAGCCCTTTATTTATTAAATGTATACACAATTCAGAACAGAAGTATTTGTCCTTATGTTCTATTCCTAGCTCCAGTAATTGAGCTAAAAATATTGCCCAATAATCGTAACCTTTTCCCTTTAATCTTTTAAACTCTTCTAACACCATTCGTATTTCAATATGACTGTCAAGTTCATATATATCCATATTGCCCTTGTAGATAAAAGGCTTGATACGGACGCCCCCAGGATTACTTAAATACACATAATCGTTATACACAAACTCGCAATGACTATATTTGCCTAGTGTTCGTAATGTTATTAACAATCCCACTATGCTTTTCGGTTTATGAAACGATATATACAATTTATCTTTTTCAAGATGCATAAAATACCTCCTTACATATTCTCATATGCCTTTTTATATCTCTCTTCGACATCATACTCTTTAAGTTCTTTATCAGTTAAATTTTCTAGATTATGCGATAGCAATGTCTCTGTTGTCATAGCTTTGGTAGTGTGCAACTGCATTATATTTGCCATTTTCATCATATCCTGCAATGTTAAATTAACATATTTCTCACTGTTATCCTTTGTATAGAATTTCCAGTTCTCAAATTCAGTTTTTTTCATCGCCTGGCACATTACTACTATTCTTGTCAGATTTGACTGGTCTATACTCCTGTTATTCTGCAGATATTTGACGCCACCTACTTCAAACTCAAACGGAGCTACATCATATGCAAGTCTTAACTCATAGAGTTCTTTTTTAATATGCTCTATCCGTTTTTCTCTGTTTAATTTAATAGTATTATTTTCAATGTATTCAAATTCAGATAGCTCAACCGTTTTAATTTTATTGTTTTCTATGAGTTCGTTGGCTGCAAGATTATATTTCCCGACAGCATACAGTTCATCTTTTGTCATTTCTCTGATGGTTCCTGCAACTAAAATCGGATTTTGAAATTCTATATCAGAACAAATATGCTTTGTATTATACCAGTCAGGATAGAATAAAGTAGGATCATTTTTAAAATCTTCCAGGCTTGTCGCAACAGGATGTGCGATAACCTTTAAATTATTTTTGTCATATACATTTATTATCATTTTTTTTACCTCCTTATTATTTTAATTTTTGTTTCCAACTTGCACAGAGTGGAAAATTTATTCGAAACTCATCAAATTAGTTTACGAAACAATATCCCAGTCGGAAAAGTTTTTGAGACAACAATAAAATTTCCAAATAAGCCTTGTAAAGTTTTTTACAATGTGTATACTGGTAACACTCAATTAGTCGACTTAAATAATGCTTCTCAGTACTCAAGCAGTGAAATAGTAGTAAATCTAGGAGTGTCAAGAAACGGATTTTTGCAATATTCAATTGCAAAAAATAGTTCAGCTATAGACGGAAGACACATCTATGTTATGTTTGTTTTTTAGTCAGTAGCAAAAATGATCAACAAGCAAATATTTAAACACAATAAGTAAAAGTTCCTTTTATCTCATAATACTGTTTTCCTTGAGCTCCCCAAATTTTAATTCCTGACTCGCGAGGAATCAATCTGACAGTACCATTTATGTTGTTACGCTCTTGTGCCATCATTACATGTTCTGTGTGAAAATATTCTGCATTCGGAATGAATTCAGCAGGATAATTAATAACTTGAACGTCATTATTAAAAGTAAAAGGTTGGGTAGCGTTTGCTAAATGCAAAAAGCAACTAACAACATTTCCTGTTTTTGTAAATTTAATAAAACCGTTTGTAATGTTAATTCTTTTAGTCTCCACTTTGAATAAATTTTCCAATTTCTTCGCAGTTTGATAATCTGAAATCGGAATAAATTTTGACCCCTCGAAATAAGTCAATGAATTCTCTACTGTTGGAACGACCATCTGCTTATTTGCTTTATCATAGTATGCAATTCCAACTTTTTTAGTTCCTGCATCCTGTAATAACCCACCATACCCATCTGTACCCATCCAGTTCATTTTTTCTTCATGTTTTATGTAATCCTGCAGAGTTGACAGTGTAGCTAAAGTAGAAGGATTAATCACCATTGTCGCCCCATTTGAATTATTTATTTCAGTAATCAGGTCAATCTCGACTGTGGCCAGATTAATTCCATTTGTCGCTGGCATTGTGTCAGCCTCTGCCGCTCTTGTCACACTGTACAGTATCTCATTTCCCGAATCTATTTTTCCGTACAGTCCTATTGTTTCAATTTTATATGCACTGTTAACAGACGCATTTGTAAATATCGCATTCAGTCTTACTTTCGTACCTTCCTGGCTTACTCTTGACAGATTGACAGTCTGCTTTATTTCATCAATGTTTATGAGCTTTGATATGTCAGTAGTATCGCTGTAAACCTTACTTGATGTTACCATTCTAGTGAACGTAATCTGCTTGTTGTTTCCAAGTGCATTCGCTATCAATGCTCTCCCGTTATCCGTTACTGTCGTATCTCTAAAAATTGCCATTTTTTAACCTCCTATCACATATTTTTTACCGTGTATAAATCCTGATGTTGCAAATATTTTAAATACCGCATCAGGAAGTTTTGCCTTTATTTCATATTTTATATAGTTTATTACCCCATTTGTTACGTATATCTTATTCTCAGTTTTCGGAGTAAGAATATTGATACTGTTAAATCCTAAATTTGCAGGTAATATTGTCTTTAGCATGTTGTTCAGCTCATCATATTTTTTTGCATCGTCAAACTTCGTAGTAATTCCAAGCTCATACACATTGAAATTGGGCCTCAGTTCGTAGTTTCCGACACCACATAGCTGGTCCATTCTGTTCACAAGTACACGCCATGTATAAGGAATTTGGTCGTTCCAATACGTTAAAACCCTAAAAATTCTAATCTCCAGCGTATCATTTTCATACCTGTGCAGTCCCAGCATCTCTTCAAACTTGCTTATCCCTTCTTCATCACAGTACTGTATAAACTGATTATTAAACACCTTTCTAAGCAATTCCCATAATAATCTCAGTTCAGGTTCTTCGCTTTCCATTATCCATCTAATTTCCCTGTATTCTTGCATAAAATCAGGGAGATATGACAGCAGGTTGACGTTAATATTTTCTAAAATCGTCATACTGTAATACCTCCCCATAAAGGAATCTGATATTCAGTCAACTGTAAATTGTTAGGACTTCCGTTTATTGTTGTGTTCTGAATATCCATGATTCCATTTATGTCGAGTATTTTTGCCTCTATACGTGACACCCTTACAACAAGGTTATTACTCACTTTTTCATTTTTTAGAGCCCATGATTTTCTCAGTTCCAGTAAGTAGTTCTTTACTACTTCTTCAACTTTTAATTTTACAAGTGACCATGAAAAATTAGGCTCAAATGTGATGCTCGTATTAATGTTAATTGCAACATTGCTTGTACCCTGTACTGTAACAATATGGCCTATTGGGGCAACCCCAAGGCCTCTTGCATCTTTAGTCGGATCCATTGTGTCCTGTACTTTTTTAATCAGAGTAGGGCTTGCCTGATTAAAATCACTGTCAAGTATGGTCAGCAGAACAGTTCCGCCACCATTCCATATTGGTGTCACCTTGACAGCCCCCACACCTTCGATTTCATGCACTTTAAGTTTATAGTCAGATATGTTCCCTCCATATGCCTTCATGTTAAAACTGTCAAAGTACCGTTGCCGTAACTTTTCTGTCTCCTCTTCGTCCTGTCCAGGAATTAAAAGTTCCGTTATTTCAGCTCTACCTAATCCATTAATATAGTCAATCGGAATTAGGTTCCCTGTTTTCCTTCCTCCGTCCCTTCCAGGAGTTTCACATTCAACCTGATATTCGTATAATCCAGTTCCTGTGTTATGTTGTATAAATTTTGTGACCGTGTAGTTTAAATCATCTAAACTATACCTGCTACCCAGGGGCACTTCTACATCAAAAATACCTTTCAATACCGCTTTACTTGCCTTGTAAGGTATTATCCCTCTTTCACTTGCCCTTCTTATCAGATTTGCCCTGCTGGCCGTATCTCCGAAAGTTTCCTTTATAAAATCCTGTAGAACAAAATACAGGCTTTCCAGTTCCATTGCCGCAGGAGCTAATGCATCCCATATGACTGAACCCTCACGTTTATCAAGATTGTTTGGAACTCTTGCAAGCATCCGTTCCATTAACTGCTCATACGTCATTACCTCAAACATACATCTACCTCCTTTCCTAGATTATTGCCACTGACAGTCCATCATTAATCTGAATTTCTCCAAATACTGTTTCTGCAATGAACTTCTTAATCAGAACTGTTCCTCTCTCGCTTTCAGTATCAAATTCAAATCCATTGACTGCTGTTATCCTGTTATCCTGTAACAATGCTTCCGAAATTCTACGTTCCAGTTCCACGACACAGTATTCAACAGGCATCCCAAATAAATCCTCCAGCTCAATTCCATAATTCCAGGAATAAATAATGTATCTGTATCGTTCCGTGCGTATTATTTTATAAATAGCCTGTTCCATAGCCTTCAGACTATCAACGAATCCGAGAATGTAATTACCTTCATACAGTTCCATCCTGTGTGTTTTTGTTGGTAATTCTTTTACTGTTATGTCTGCACTTGTTTTAATTTTCGGTATCATAACCACTCACCCTCAGTCTGTGGATTATCAATTCTGTCAAGAACAATAAATTTCTGACCTCCCTGCTGTCTTATCAAAAGCACACCTTCTCCGACTTTCAACCCGTTATGAATTGTAATCTTTTTACGTCCTTTGTACTCATGCTTATGTTTTTTTACGTCAGTCATTGCACCTTCAACAAGTTCAAATTCCTCTGTTTCATGACTTACAGATATGTCAACATCATAATCTTTCACAAGATGCGTCAAAATAAGCTCATCCTCTTCCAGCACAGGGACATTTATATTGAGCAGGATTGTCAGAGGGGATACAGTTTTGACTTTCCCTGCGTAAATCTCGCACGGCTTGTTGTATTCAACAGCATTATTTATCATCAGTTTCAGAGCTTGTTCTAACTTCGCCACTGTGTCCTTCCTCCTCTCCTATTTTTCCCTCCAGGTCAAGATCCATAAAATACTCCTTGAACCCGAACTTGTGTGTAACTTTGTCGACCAGCATATAATTTGACAGCTTAAATTCAGCAACATCCATATAAACAATAAAAGAAGAGCCCCCACGGATTCTGATATCCCCGAATATTCCTTTCAGTTTAAATGACTTTGTTCTCTGATTGTAATATTTCAGCATTTTCTCCGCACGTTCTTTTCTTTCTGCTTCAGTTGCTGTATTTTTATTAATTTTCTCAAAGTATTGTAACAGTCCCCATTTTGTTATATTGGCACTGTCAAATACCTGGTATTTTTCTAATTTTTTTTCCTTGTCATTCACATAATCCAGTACCACCTGGTTATATGTTTCCTTATCTATGCTGCTTTCAAAGTCAAAATCCTTTCCGGAAGTATTATCAAAAATCAGATCCTCCAATTTAAGTTTTTCCGTTTCCTTTAAAGTTAATTCCCCGTAGTCATCATAAATTACATATCTCTTTCCTGTAAGTCTTAGAGTCTCACTTAAAGCCCCCTGTACCATGTCAATCAGGGATGTTCCGTCTTCACGCCTTTTTTCAAAAACGTGTCCCGTATCTTCAATCTCTCCGCATGTAAGTTTAAAATCCTCTGCTATAAGCTTGACAATATCACTTGCCTTTTTACTTTTAAAAACATAATATGCCTTACTTTTCAGATACCTAAGCTGATCATATGCAGTTATACTTACTATGTTAGACTTTGTCATTTTTCTGACAAAAATATAGCCCAGGAACATATTCTGCCCTCGGTATTTGAGACTTACCTGGTCGCCTTCCTGGACTCTTTCATCGAATACCATTTTGAAAGTCAGTTTTCCAGGTGTTGCCTTTCTTTCCCACGACACTTCAACACTGTCTGTCACAAGAGGCGATATTACAGTCTCGGTACTCTGACTTGCAATAATAAGTTCTATGTCCTTTTCCATTTCATATTTTTCTTCGGCTGGCTTTGATATGAATGATTTTATTTTGTTTCCTAATTTTTCCAGCATTCCTACCACAGCCTTAACTTTTCTGAAACGGCATTTGTGACCGCGGAAATCCCATTCACTTCCATAACTGTTTCTAGCTGATCCAGTCCACCTGTTTCACGTCTTACTATCTGCCACAGCTTTTCTCCATATTTTGTACTGCATATTTTCTTTTCAACTTTATCTGTCCATCTCTGATTTTCTGCACTTACAGTGCCGTCAGCATTTTTTTTATATATTTTCGGACGTGGATCTATAAACTCCTTGAAAGTCGCATCAACGTATACATCCATTCCCTCTTCAGCATTTTCCTCAATTTTTATATCTTCCAGTGATACCTTCAGATTAGTGTTGAAATATGCCCGTCCTGAATTCGGATAGTTCCTTATTATTATCAGCTGGAATGGTTTTGCCCTTTTCTTAAGATTTTTAAGTTTATCCAGGAAATAATTTGGTTTTTGGTAAACTCCTAAGTATCTGGCAAACGGATAACGCTGGGAAGGAATCATGAACTTAAAACTTATTTCTTTTAACCCTTCCTGTTTCAGCAGATTAAATTCTGCATCATTTATAAGCTTTATTACCTCATTCATGTTCTTGTGTGATACATTGACGGATGCCGGGGATACCGGCAACAAAATTTTGTCAATGTAAAAAATATACCCATGTGTCCTCATTAATCGTCATGCACCCCCTCTGCCGCAGTATGCACATGTTCAGCTATTCTTTCTCCAAGCCTGTCCATGAAATCTTCTGCATCCACTTGCTCTGAAATATCGTTATAGTTTGTCATATCTATTTTCACCTCTGCGGTTGTAAATTTGTTTACATATTCTTTTTCAGCAATATCCCTCAAATATTTCATGTCTTCGTCCATGCCATCCATCTTGTCTGCCATTTTTTTAGTGTTATCTGCGGTTTTTTTATTATTTGGATCTTTTCCGCCTCCACCATCTTTTTTATCTTTTCCAGTTCCGTCATTTCCGACCGGTTTATCTTTTCCCGTTAACTTGTCCTTATATTCGTTAAACGTGTCAGTTATGCCCTGTATTCCTTTCCTTGTGTCGCTTTTACCATCATCAAACGCTTTTCCTAAATCTTTAAACTCTCCGTTTGCAAGTTTTTCTGCTCCGTCCATTACGCCTTTCATTGCTCCTGAAGGATCAATAAACCCCGCATAATCAAATTGAGGAGCCTGTTTTTGTTCTACAGCTACGCCATTAGGATCTCCATAAGATTTCTTTTCAAGAAGCCCAACATCTTTCCATGTAGCCCTGTCACCTTTATTAATGCTGAAATTTACTGAGCCTGCATTGCCAAAATGAGTTCCTGCAACTGAATCTATTACTTTTCCTATTTCAGCAAGCCCTTTAAGAAACCCGTTAATAAAGTCCTGTGCAAATTTAGCAACTGCATTTATAGCACTGAAAAACGCATCCTGAAAACCGTTAGCTGTATCCACAGCTCCTTTACCGAGCTTATTGTATCCTTTTATAAATCCGTTTGCTATTTCCACAAAAAAATTATAGATACCTTTAAGAATATTACTTACCGTTACCTTGAGCCAAGCCCATGCCATTGCTGCATGATTGACGAGCCAGTACCATGCCTGAACGAGTATGTTCACAAGCCAGACTCCTACATTCCATATTCCTATGAATACGTTTGCTACTGTAGTTCCGACCAGAATAAAAGCCAGTATGATTACTGTCGCTACAATAATAAGAATATTCATGATAGCAACCCCTATATTGTAGATGGCCGCTCCAAGCCAGTAGAACATACCCCCTATTGTTTCAAGTGCACTCTGAGTTCCTGTTGCCCATTGGACTATCGCCACTGCCAGAGCAAGTATTGCAACTATTACACCGATTATAATCGCCGCAAGCCAAGTTCCCGGGAACAGCCATGCTGTCGCATTGGCCATGGTCTGTGCTGCGGTATACCCTTTAACCGCAAATGTAAGTGCTATCTTTGCCATTGTCAAAATAGTTACGGCCAGATTCAATGCAAATTTAGCTGCCACATTTATCCATTCAATCGCAACCGAGATGCCCTG